GATCCAAGAAGAAGTACGTTAGCCAGCTTGCGCATGTTACACCTCTTAAGCGCGAATGAAGCGACGGATGATCTTCAGCTCCGTCGGAGTCAGCGGGCCATCAAAGTAGCCAGCGTACGGAGTTCCAATCTGCGAAAGGCGATCGGCGATCCGGCACAGGATGTTGGACATCTTGTCGTCCTTCTCAACCTTGGCAGCGTCCATCATGCGAGTCACAACTTCGTGCAGCTTGACAGTCATTGTGCTTCCTTTCATGTGATATTTAGATTGTACGCCCACTTTGAAAAAAGGTCAACGGGCCCATTCAGCTCTTATCGTGATAAAGATCAATCACGCCGTCTTCTGCATACTGACGAAGCCTGCGAGCCACGAGGCTGGCGATTGCGCCATCGCGCGTCTCGGTTGCGCCAAGATAGCGATCGAGCAAAGCCATCTCAGATTCCGTGAGCATCGCGCGAAGTTCTTTCTCAAAACCCGTCATCTGTCTGTCTCCTTCTTACCCATGCATCATCGCCCTCTTTTGAAAATAAGTCAACAGAAAATAAAAACACGTGTTTTCAGTGAGTTAAGCCCCCGGGGGAGCTAACCCCTTGAAAACGTTAAATTAAAAAACCTGTTGTCTTTTTAAAAAAGACGTCGTATTATGACGTATAAGCTGATGAAACACGAGAGGAGAGATGAGATGCAGATTGGAACCGCAGTTCGCGAGTGGGTCGAGGAAATCGCTGGTTGCAAGGTGTCCGACGAGGACGTCGCAAAATTCCTCAAGGATTACAACGACTGGATTGACTCCCAGGAGGAGTCCCTTGAAATCTCGGCGGAAATTTATTCCGGAAATTAAGTGTTGACTTATTTTTAAAACCAGCGTATGATGAAATCATAACAAGGAGAGCAGACATGAACGTGATCTTCGAAGCGCTTGGCGCAGTTACCCTCTTCGCCGCGGTCGCCTTCCTCCTGATCTTTGTGTTCTAATCCAGCGTTGACTTATTTTTAAAATAAGCGTATAAAGAGACATCAGAAGGAGAGACACAGTGAAGACCGACCTCTACACCCTGATCCAGAAGTTCCGCGGCGACGTCCTCGTCGAGGTGGAGACCCTGAACACCCACATCTTCGTGAAGGTGAACAAGGGCGACTTCCTCAACCAGATCGCATGCCGCGGCATCACCCTGGAAGAGATGGAGGCTCGCGAGATGTTTGCCGGCCAGCTCTATGTCTCCAAGATCTACAAGTGATCTGTTGACTTATTTTCCAAACCCAGTATAATACACCTGTAACAACAGAAAAGGAAACTGAAACATGGCTCACAATATTGAAATCATCGATGGTAAGGCTCAGATGGCTTACGCTGGGGATACGCCCTGGCATGGTCTGGGCACTCGCGTTCCTGCTGACCTGACGCCGGAGCAGATGCTCGAGGCTGCTGGTCTGGATTGGGAAGTCCAGCAGATCGAGGCCTTTGCCAAGGTTGGTGGCAAGAACGTCTCGGTGAATCGCTCGGCTCTGGTTCGCTCGAGCGACAATAAGATTCTGGATGTCGTGTCCAACGATTGGAACCCGGTCCAGAACCAGGAAGCGTTTGAATTCTTCAACGACTTCATCTCGGAGGGTGAGATGGAGATGCACACGGCTGGTAGCCTGCAGGACGGCAAGATCGTCTGGGCCCTGGCTAAGGTCAAGGACAGCTTTGAGCTGTTCGGTGGTGATCAGGTCGACTCGTACCTGCACTTCACCAACTTCCACAAGTATGGCTGCTCGACGGACGTGCGCTTCACGCCGATTCGGGTTGTGTGCAACAACACCCTGACCCTGTCTCTGAACTCGAAGGTCGAGCGGATGGTTAAGATCTCGCATCGCCGCGAGTTTGATGGTGACAACGTCAAGCTGATGCTCGGTGTGGCTGCTGAGAAGCTGGCCAAGTACAAGGAGATGGCTCAGTTCCTTGGCTCCAAGCGCTACAACAACGAGAACATCGTCGAATACTTCAAGCGTGTGTTCCCGATCGCCGGCAATGGTGGTGGTGTTAAGAAGGAGATCTCCAAGAATGCTGACCTGGCTCTGAGCATCCTTGAGACTCAGCCTGGTGCAAAGTTTGCCGAGGGCACCTGGTGGCAGGCGTTTAACTCGGTCACCTATGTAACGGACCACCTCGCTGGTCGTACGGCGGACACTCGCCTGACGTCGGCCTGGTATGGTGCACACAAGGGTCTCAAGACGACTGCTCTTGAGACTGCAATCGAGATGGCGGAGGCTGCCTAATGGAAAAGTGTAAGGTTTCGGCGGAGGCTGCCAATGCAGCCTACCTGGTTCTGTGGGAGTTCTTGAGTGAGGGTGGTGCCGTTCCAGGCATCAACCACGATCTGGTTCTCCAGTTTGTGGATGCTCTGAGCTCTTCAAACACAATCGTGATTGGAGATTGATAGATGGCTCGCTCACCTAGCTTGAAGAAGAAGGTTACCAAGGCCACTGGTAACATTGTTAACAGCAAGTACATGGGTGACGAGCCTCTGTCTAAGGGCGACGCTCCCGACGACATCATGTACTTGAAGACCTTGAACTGGTATAACACGATGTGTACCAAGGTCGAGGCTCGCGAGTATCTTGAGACGTACTTCAAGGCAAATGGCAGGGTGGCAGAGATTAAGACTCTCCGCTCCGTGCCGGATAGCCGAGTCCCTGATCAAGCAGCGTGGGTGGCACGAATGCTGACTCGCGGTGTGAAGCTCAAGGATCGCTCTGTCAATAAGATGAACGAGCTTCTTGAGCAGTCCTATCACTATGCAGAGGCGCCAAAGGTAGCTCGGGCCGCAGTTGTGATCAGCGTTCAGGATCGTATCCGCGAGAAGGTCTCCGACTTCCTGGCTGACTTTGAGCTGCAGCTGCAAGAGCAGGGTATTGTGATCTCTATGTACGAGCTGCTGCAGAGCAAGCAGCTGCCACCCAGCCTTGCTAACCACGTCGCAGCGTTCTTCCGTCCAATTGCTGCTGAGGCTAACGAGGTTCTGAAAAAGAGCTGCGATCCTCAACTCAAGGAAGGCTATCGGAACTACACAACTGCAGAGCTCAAGGCTCGTGCAGCGTTCTATAACGGTGTGCTGGCTGACTGTGCACGCTACGCTTCTAACAATAAGAAGCAGCGTACGGTTAGGAAGAAGAAGGCTGTTGCTCCGGAGAAGAAGCTCAAGACGTTCAAGTTTCAGCCTGAGAGTAAGGAATACAAGGTTGTGTCGATCAGCCCTGAAAAGATCCTTGCAGCCGAGGAGCTGGTTACGTTCAATACTAAGTACAAAGTGCTGACTGTCTTCTATGCTCCGGATCGTGGCAAGCTGAGTGTGAAGGGCACTACGATCACCGACTATGATCAGGCTCGCAGCCAGTCGTATCGGATCGGTAGGAAGACGGAGGAGCGAGTTGAGATTGCTCTCAAGGGTGGGAAGCGAGCGTTTGCAAAGATGCTTGGGACTCTTACTCCTTGTAAGTTACAAGAGCGAACCAACGAATACACAATTCTGCTGAGGGTCTGACAATGGCTAAGAATGAATATGAACACACTGTGATTAATGGCCGCAGGGTCAGGCTCCAAGATCGCCGATACAACAAAGAGGGCAAGACAGATGGTCTGGAACCCTCTTACGGCTACTATAAGATGGTTATGACACCGTGGGGTGAGATGGAGCGCTGCTACCTTGTAGCCACTCCCAGCCTTGCAGGTGGCTATGAGACGTTTGCTAGCGTGTATAAGCCGGTCACAAACCCTGGCGTGCGTTGGTCCGTCTTTCAAGTTTTCAGTTGACCTTTTTATAAATTAGGTTATATTGACACTATAAGGTCCCGTGGTCCAATGGATAGGGCAACAGCCTTCTAAGCTGTAAGGTGGGGGTTCGAATCCCTCCGGGACCGCCAAATTTGCCCGAGTAATCCAACAGGCAGAGATAGGCGACTTAAAATCGCTACAGTGTCGGTTCAAATCCGACCTCGGGTACCAGACATGGAGATAGAGATGCGATACGTTTTGATTCGTGAGCGCGACCAGATGGGTGATTCTGGTCCTATGTGTCAGATTATCGATCGTGAATCCTGGACTGCTATTCCTGGCGAGCATCGCCCCCGTGTTGGCTGCGCCGTTCGTGTCGGTAGTCCATATGCGCGTACTTACTCTTCTCATGACTACTGGACAACGACTCCGGTGCAAGAAATTCTGGAAGAGTCTGATAACCGTATGGTGTTCAGGACCAATAACTCTATCTACGAATGGAAGATCATTTGATCTACTTCGCGGTCTTAATTGGTCTGGGTATCCTTGCTCACTATGCAGGCATGCTTGTTCTTAACGCACTGCTTGAGAATAGCAAAACCCCAGATGAATTCTTTTCTAGGCTTCTTAAGCAGACCTACATCTTGACCATGGTGGTGTTTGCTGTCTGGCTCGTGTTTGGAGAAGCATCCGTCTTGTTTACGTCTTTCATCGCTGCTTTGTTCATCACCTTTTTAAGGCTTGACCTAGACAGCGTTGTAGAGTATTATGAGAAATAAGGACCTGTAGCTTAGTGGCAAAAGCTGGTTGCTCATAACAACTTGATCGTAGGTTCGAGTCCTACCGGGTCCACCACAACAAAGAGGATCACATGCTCGCTACAATTATGTTGATTTTCACTCTGAATTCAACGCCGCAAATCACGCTTCTTACATCTGCCTCTACAGAGGAATGTGGTAATGATCTTGCAGCTGCATACACAGCTTTGACTGTGATGGGTGCAACTGACATTGTTGGTGTGTGCTATGCGGGAGGTGTACGGTAATGCCAAAGTATCTGGTTGAGGCTCTGTGTCAGTATCGTATGGTGTATGTTGTAGATACTGACAAGCAGGATTGGGCAGAGGAAGCTGTGTGGGATCAGGAGGTGCCTGAGTTTGGGCAGAAGCATCTTGGTGAGATCGTCGTTTCATCGCGCGAGGTGACTGACGAGGAATGCATCCGCATTCATGATGAGCTCAATGATTATATGAGCGCTTGGACTGATGAGCGGAAGCTCGCACGAGTGTATAAGGATCCAAAAGTTCGATGAGTGTAAGGCTGCATCTGTCGTATTTTGACAACATTCAAAACCCTCACAACAGCTTGATCCACGATGATCCTGTGAGGCCGCATATTCCAGCATACATGCGTTACGCACATAACCGCGGCATCTTTAGTCTGACACATCATGATTACTTTCAACCGGAAGCCATCAGCTGCGTAGTGTATGCGGGCCATGTGCCGGAAGGTGAGGATGATTTGTTTGATGACAAACGAGCATACGACGTTGCAGTTTTCTATACCGTTTGGTCCTACCCTCGCTCCGTCAATGGAGCTGGTAGAAAGCTGATCAACACAGCCGTAGACCACATTCGCTGGTTCAAGCCTTTCGTGAAGCGAGTAGTCACCCTGAGTCCTAAGACAGAGATGGCTAGGCGCTTTCACACCCTCAACGGAGCATTTGAGTTCCGCGAGAATGAAACAACAATCAATTATGAGTATAAGATATGAAGGTTTATATTGGGCCGTATAAAAACTATATTGGTCCTTACCAGATTGCAGAAAAGATTCTTTTCTGGAAGAACAAGTATGCAATCAACGAAGACAGCTATTTTGATCAGCATCCCGACTCTATTGCTATTCACAAGCTCGGGGATTTTCTGTACAAGATTCCAGGATTTCAAAAGCTCTGTGATTGGATTGACAGCAGGAAGAAGCGTAAGATCAGTGTCCATATTGATGGCCATGATGTCTGGAATGCAGACTACACTCTTGCACTGATCATCGCTCCTGTTCTTAAGAAGCTGAAGGAGCAAAAGCATGGCTGCCCATTTGTTGATGATGAGGATGTTCCGGAGCACCTTCGTGCTACTGCTGCTACGCCTCTGACAGAGGAAGAAAAGAACACCGGACACACCGATGATCTTTGGGAGCAGCGATGGGAATGGGTTCTAGACGAGATGATCTGGGCATTTGAGCAGCACGCTGCAGATGACTGGGAGGATCAATTCTACTCTGGTGTTACCGACCTTCACATTGAAAAGAATGAGCTCACTGGACACGGTGAGTTGGTTAAGGGACCAAATCATACGTTTAAGATTGATCTAGAAGGCAGGAATGCCGCTTACAAGCGGATGGAAAATGGTCGGCGTCTGTTTGCCAAGTACTATCAGAGCCTTTGGGATTGAACATGCTCAAGCAACTTAATTTTTCTCAAGACGTGCGTAAGCTGTGCCAGGAAAAGTCAATGGAATACATCGACGCTGTTGTGCACTGGTGTGAAAAGAACAACGTTGAGGTTGAATATGCCGCCGCTCTGATCAAGAAGGATCCAGCCATGTACTACGACGTACAGACAGAGGCAGAGAACCTCAACTACCTTAAGAAGACCGCCCGTCTGCCTATATGACGCCGTTAGAAGTTTACAGAGACTACCTTGCTCTAAAGAACCACTTCAACACACCCACGTACGATTACTTCAAGTACAGGGGCAAGAGTAGCATTAGCTCTGATTCCTTTGTGAAGCGCAAAGATAGGATCTTCTTTGAGAAGGTTGCCAAGCACAGGGACCCACATGGGTTCATGCTCGCCAACTTCATCCAGGATCCAAAGGTATGGATCCGCGACATGGCTTACTCGGAGGAAGCCGAGAGGGTTTACCAAGCATGGCAAAAGGTCAAGGATAGCTTGACCTACTTGGTGAGAACCGAACTGGGTAAGCTACAAGATCCCTTCGATGATAACTTTGTCGTCAAGGGTGGCCAGCACACTCCACTACTAAGTCTGTACCTGTCCAAGGAAATCACACTAGAAACCGTCTGTGTTCTGTGTGATTTGACCCGCTGCCTCCCATACTGGGACAAGCAGTACAAGGACGACTTTGTGTGGCAGGATGTTGGTCTTAAGATAAGAAAGTACACGCCGTTCGTGAAATACGATAAAGAGCGGATCAAAAAGATTGTTGTTGACCATTTCTCAGATTCAGAGTAGTATAAGTAGTGTTGAGGTAATCAGCCTCGATACGATTATACAGACACATAACACATACAAACATACGGAGAATACAAATGGATTTTTCTAAGCTCAAGTCCCAGTCCAAGAGCTCTCTTGAGAAGCTGTCTCAGGAACTCTCCAAGATGAACCAGCAGTTTGATAACGGTAAGGACGACCGTTTCTGGCAGCCTAACGTGGATAAGGCTGGTAATGGTTTTGCTGTAATCCGATTCCTTCCTTCCCCTGGCGATGAGCCTGTTCCGTTTGTTCGGATGTGGGAACATGGTTTCAAAGGTCCTAGCGGCCAGTGGTACATTGAGAAGTCTCTGACCACGATCAACAAGCCGGATCCCGTGTCCGAGCTGAATTCCAAGCTGTGGAACATGTCGAGTGATGATGACTCGCCTAGCCGCAAGCAGGTTCGTGCTCAGAAGCGTAAGCTGAACTACATCTGCAACATCTACGTCGTTCAGGATCAGGCTAACCCTGAGAACAACGGCAAGGTGTTCCTGTTCAAGTTTGGTAAGAAGTTGTTCGACAAGATCAACGAGGCG